GCTTATGATGGGAATAACAGCTGGGTAGAAGGTGTTAAGTCTGTCTCTACCTTAATGGGTGTTGTGCAAACAGGTAACAAGTTCTCTCAATTTGACGAGGGCGAGGCTTTGCACATAGGAGACGGCGGTGAGAGATTCAGCGACTACAGAACCCTATATACAAAAACTATATACACTGTTAGTAAAGGTGATGTACTAAGCTACCAAGGAACTTACTTTAAGGTCATACAGACTTCAGACGAGGCAACCTTTGGCTTTATGCACTACCTTCTTGAGAAACTGGAGAAGTTTACGCCATGACCCCAGATAGAGCTGATGTAATGGTAATGCAAGCCATGGTTGATCTAATGGTAGGAATAGAGAACTTCTCTTATCCTGCCAGACAGAAAGGATCTCCCAAACCTGCTGGAGAGTTTGCACACATTAGAGTCCTAGAAGAATACCCAGTAGGAATACCTAACAGAATAACTACTGCTCAGGATAGTCTTACAACCTCTTACCGGCACATTAGCCCTGCTAGACTGAGGTATAGAGTTGGTGTACAAGATACTAACGGTCTTGCTAGCACTAAAATTATGCATGGGTGGACTAGTGACGCCATGCGCAGACTCATGATTGATACAGGATACGGCTTTATTAAGTGTACTCCTATATCTAATGAGGATGCTAAGCTAGAGAGAGATTGGGAGTACAGAAAAGGTTTCTCAGTGGAGTTGTATGTAACAAGGATATATGAAGAGTTAGTAGATAACATAACCTCTATAAATATCTCTTCAGCATTCTATGAGGGTAATCTAGCAGCAGTGTTAGATACCTACAATATTAATAATATTTAACAAGGAACAACAAATGGCTATTGAAATTACAGAGTTTACTAATGTTAACATTTCAGTCTCTCCTACAGGAGTTGCTGGTGGTAATTTTGGTATTCTCGGATTCCTAACTAATGAGCTAGGAGTTATTGGCACAGCAGAACGTGCCCGAGCTTATACAAGCTTAGCAAGCGTAGGTGGCGATTGGTCCACAAGTACAGAAGTGTATAAGGCTGCTACAGCTTTCTACGCACAAACACCTACACCTAAAGACTTCACAGTTCTTATGGCATTTGAGTCAGCTCAGCCTGCGGTACTAACAGGTGGTGACAGTGGTACACTAGAGGAGCTTAATCTTATTACTAATGGCTCTATGTCATTCACAGTAGATGGCTTACTAACTACACTAACTGGTGTTGACCTATCTACAGAGACTGACCTTGATGGAGTAGCAGCTGAGATTACAACCCTCATTACAGCAGCCAACTCAGCCTCAGAAGTTGCGATAGTAACCCGCACACCTTATGGTTTTGAAATGAAGTCTCAGGTAGATGGCGCTTCTTCTATCATCACCTTTGCTGTTGGTGACACTGCTGAAGCTCTAGGCTTTGCACAGCATCAAGGTAAGATCTCTTTAGGTATCGACGCAGAGAATGCTGTAGCTGGCCTAGCCTCTGCACTTACACAAGGTATTCAATTTGTTGGCTTAGCTACTCACAAGAAGTACCGTGACATTGCTGCACAAGCCTCTGGAGAGAATACAGCTGATATAGCTGACTGGGCTGAAGCTGCTAAGAAGATCTTCATGAACACTACTAACAACCTTACTACATTGTCTTCTGCTATTAGCACTGACATTGGATCTGTGTTGAAGAGTAAGACTCTAAGATTCTCTCTTACTACCTTTAGTAAAGCAGTTGATGCTTACCCATCTGTATCTGTATTTGGCCGTGCAGCCTCAGTTAACTTCTCAGGTATTGATACAACCATCACACTTAACCTTAAGCAAATGCCTACTATCATTGCAGAAGATCTAACTCCAGGTGAGTACTCTGCTATGAAGGCTAAGAATGTTTCTGCTGTAGTTAAGATTGGTTCTTCTGTAAATGCTTATACAAGTTCACGTATGGCTTCTGGCTCATGGTTAGATACTACCCATGGCTTGTTGTGGTTAGAGAATAGATGTGAAGTAGATATGTTTAACCTGCTTTATGTCAATAACACTAAGCTGCCTTATACTCAAGAAGGCTTAAACATTGCTGCTGCCAGACTAACACAGTCTCTACAGGCTGCTGTACGTAATGGCCTTTCAGCTCCAGGCTACCTACCGAATGGAACTTTCCTACCAGAGGGCTTCAGAGTTACTATGGTATCCTTAGAAGATACCGCAGGTAGTGATAAGTCTAACCGAGTCTACAATGGCTTAGGTTTCGATATGGTTGGAGCAGGTGCATTGCACGAACTTACAATCTCTGGCAACTTCTCAGAATAAGGAACTATATAAATGTACCAGTACTCCTTCGCTAATGTCGACCTCATTTTAGAGTGTGACTTTTTTGGTAACACAAACCCTACCACCTTCAAGGTAAAGGGTTTCGCAACAGGTGAAAACCTAATCACAGTTAATCGTCGTGCACCTAATGCTACTACTACCTTTGGAGCTTATGGCCCGATGGTAGTTAACATGCAACGTATTCGTGCAGGTGACTTATCCTTCCCAGTTCTTATGAACGCTCCTGAGAATAAGTATCTTCAGGATTGGGCTAACCACTTTAATCAGCAAGCAGATGCAGATGGTGAATTAATAATTCCTATCCAAGCAACACTAGTTGATAACATGGGTAAAGATGCAGCTGTTATGACTAACGGTATCATCCTTGCTATGCCAGCTATGGCTCGTGGGCAAACTATGAATACAGTCACTTGGGTACTGACCTTCGAGACAGTAACATATGTACGTGAGCATGGCGGCGACTACGACGCTTTATAATACCCGTACCAAAGCTCTATCCTTAACTGGGTAGGGCTTTTTCGGTTTGTACTTAAATACATATACACTAGTTTAATAGCTAACTTGGAGACCCAACATGGCTGGATACTCAGCAACACTTAAAGATGGTAGTGAGATATATATACCAGCTTGGCCTGTAACAGTGGCCTTGGAAAACCTCACACTAGCTGGTCAAGTACTAGGATCAGAGAATGTAGTAACTATAGCTGAACTAAACACAGCAGCTGTAGTAGTAGGAATAATGCAGGCTAGTGATGCTCACAAAGCAGCTAAGCTACTTACACACTTCGTATGCCAAGTAAGAATTGATGGCAAGAAGATAGAAGCAAAGACAATAGACAGTATGTTTGAAAGTAAGCTAGAGTTAATTGTGGAGATGTTTGCACATGTAATGCACTCACAGTTTAGCAGTTTTTTCGAATTAGGCTTAGCAAAGGCAGTCTCCCCAGAAGCTACGTAACTGGTGAAGATGTAACTATACCAATAGAATTTGGTGATATATACCCAGAACTTAATGGGTATCTTATTAGACCTTTACTAGTGAGTCCTCCCATGTGTTCTCTTAAAGAGTTACAAGATGGGACTTATAATTTGTATGACCTAGAGATGTTTCATCAGATCATAGAAATTAAGGGACATACATCATAATCACCTCCGCCGTAACTGGCTCGGAGGTTTAATTACCTTAGAGGCTTTACGATGGATTACGATGATTACGCAAGTGAGATGGATGGATCTAATGACCTACGCTCACAAGACGAGCGAGAAATAGAATTTAGAGGTACTGGCTTCCAAGGTGAGGAGCTAGATCTTAATGAAGGAATAGGAAATGACTGGTTAGCTCAGAATGATATCTCTGGTAATAAGGTCGATGTAAGCACTGGTGCAGATAGTACTGATAGTGTAAGAAGTGATAGACTGCTTAGCAGTCAAATAAGATACCTACCAGATCCTAGCAACCAAAATCCTAATCCTCATTGGTCTGATGGTATTCCAGTAGATGGGCATGGGGTGGTAATAGAGGATCTAAATGAGGCCAGAATAGAAAGGCGCAGGCTTGAACAGGAAACTAGTGTTACTGGGGGTGTGCTTCCACCTAATACTTATGGTACTGACACTGCACCAGATGTAACTGGAAGTATACATAGAGAGTATAACAAACATGGTGACCTTATATGGAAGGATGCTAAATCTGCCCATACTATACAAGAAGCTATAGCTATAAACAATGCACGTGCAGCTGATGTAGCCAAGGCAAAAGAGGAACGAGCTGGTTCAGCTAGGGCAGAGAAGTCAGAGGAAGAGGCAATAAGTGGCCTGTCTGAATCACTACTAATAGAAAGAACAGGCCACCTTAGCCTAAGTGTACAAAGACTTACCAGAGATATACTATCTGGTAACATAGATGTAAGCATTCACGGACTACGCCAGATAGATGTAATGGCATCAGTAGAGGCATTTGAAGATGCCACAGGCGTTCCTGCCGCAGAGACAGCAGCAAAGATGAACATGCCAAAGGATGCATACATAGGTGATATAACTACTATTGATCCTGTTACTATGAAACCTACTGAGGTAAGAAAGCATATACCCAGTAGGCAAGATGTAGTACAGACATTAGGAACTATGAGAAGTTCTGACGAGTACTTACAGATAGGCCCAGGTGGTAGGATGGTTGGCCAGAGGCTAAGTGAAAAAGCTAATGACAAAGCCAATGATCAACTCATGAATGCTTTCCAAGGCATAAGAGATATAGCCCCATCCTACTTCACTGACGCTGCTAAGAAGTACGGACCAACTAACTTGTATGCCCAGCGTACTAGGCAGTTGGAGGGAGAGCTTACTAACTGGATCTTGGATAAAGATAGATCTTGGAGTAGTGATGTATTCCTACCTACACCTAATGAGTTAAGTACAGAAGGGCTAAAAGCAACAGCATCTGTAGGTACGTTTGGTGGATTGAATAGTGGGCAGAAGAATACTACATCCCCATTTACCTACATACAACATGCTGCTGCAATTGAAAAAGCAAGAGGCCAAGGTGAAATTACTGTGGCTGAGCAAGAGAGTATTATAAAGTCTGCTCCAAGCCTATCCAATACATTAAGGCCTATTGATTGGAATGCTAGTGATCCTATCCACTCTCAAAAAGTTGCTATGGCAGAACTTGAATACAAGGTAAGAGGCATTAGAGATCCACTAAGAAGGTTTGCTTTAAGTACTAGAGATGAGTACCGAGGCAACACCGAGCGAGTACAAGGTAGAGATACAGTAGATGACGAACAAGCTTTACAGTTTGAAGAAAGAAATCAGGTATCTTCATTTCTAGATATGGGTGGGTTAGATACTTATAGAAATCTAGGTGTAGAGGGAGATAAGTCAGAAGCTGATAGGTACATGGCAGAGATTAAGTCAGGAGTGCCTGATGAGTTTGATTTTAAGGAGGAAAAGGAATTTGACCCTGATCTTCCAAACTTCTTTAGACTTGATAAAATACACAAGCCAAACTTCTTTAATCCTACTCACAGCAAAGATTCTTTTGCAATGCCTGGCTCTGATGAGGAAAGGTATGCATTGCAAGTACTAGACAAAAACTCTCCTGAGCAAGGATCTAAAGAGTGGTTAGCTCAACGTGAAGGTATGGTAACTGGATCTAAAGCTAAAGAGCTCTGGAAAGGCAAAGGAGATGAAAGGCTAGCTATTACTCTTGCCAAAGAACGTATGGGTATTGCTGATGACATATCTAATGCTTACACAGTAAGAGGCTCAAAGAAAGAAGATGTAGTCCTTAGATCATTCATGGCAAACGAAGGAAAAGGACTAACTCATAGAGAGGCTTTCTTTGAGACTAATAGTAAGTTGTCTGGATTTGGTGCTTCTCCTGATGGCAGGTTGTTTGACTCAGAAGGTAAAAGTGCAGGCCTACTAGAGATGAAGTACTTTGGAGACAGGACTTTCCAGTCTGTGGTAAAAGATACAATGCCTCAGATGCAAATGCAAATGATGGTTACTGGAGAGAAGCAGACTCACCTATACGCAATGAATGCTGATACAGGACAGATGAAGCACGAGGTAGTATCTGCTGACAAAGAGATGCAGGATGAATTACTTGAACTTGGTATGTCTGCACTAGAAGTAACTAAAAGCTTAGATAAATATGGGAAGATCATTGATATGGAAGGAAAAGTAAAAGGTGCTAGGAGGCCGAAGTCTAGCACTGCTTCTCATGCATCGGAAAAGACTATGGAAAAGGCTACAGTTGTTGTCCTAACAGAAGAAGAACAGGCTGCAATGACTGCCTTTAACTACTCTGGCTCTAATCCAGTTAGTGAGGGTAATGGCTCTGCCGCCAATACAGTGTTTGCTGAGCAGATGCGAGCTATGCACAATAAAGAGCAGAGGGATAAAGCTAAAGCCATACTAGAAAGTACGAATAGCCCACTTAAAGGTTCTGACAGGAACAAAAAGAAAGGAGACAAGGTTTCCAATCCTGTACCTGCACCTGCACAAAACTTCATAAGCACATCTAACCCATCTAACTCTGCTGAGGGAACTTTGTTTGCTGAGAAGATGATCAAGGAAGAACAAAGAGACCTAGCTAAGGAAGCTTTAGAGGGAGCTAAAGGTGTTGGTTATGAAATGACTATGACTAACCCAGAGTTCAAATCTCCTATTAGAGACTCAAGGAACCTTGAGAACTCTGCTTCTAATACATTGTTTGCAGAGAGAATGGCTAAAGCAGAACAAGCTAGTTTATCTAAGGAAGCTTTAGATGCTGCTAAAAGTACTAGTTATAAAATGACTATGACTAACCCAGAGTTCAAATCTCCTATTAGAGATTCAAGGAACCCTGATAACTCTGCTTCTGGCACCTTGTTTGCGGAGAAGATGATTAAGGCAGAACAAGCTAGCCTAGTCAAAGAAGCACTAGAAGATTCTAGAGGTGTTGGATATAGTATGACTATGACTAACCCAGAGTTCAAGCCTACTCCTATTAGAGATTCAAGGAACCCTGATAACTCTGCTTCTGGCACCTTGTTTGCGGAGAAGATGATTAAGGCAGAACAAGCTAGTTTATCTAAGGAAGCTTTAGAGGAGGCTAAAGGTGTTGGTTATGAAATGACTATGACTAACCCAGAGTTCAAGCCCACTCCCATTAGAGATTCAAGGAACCCTGAGAACTCTGCTTCTAATACCTTGTTCGCTGAAAAGATGATGAAGGCAGAACAGTCAAGTCTAGCCAAAGAAGCACTAGAAGATTCTAAGGGTGTTGGCTACGAAATGACTATGACTAACCCAGAGCTCAAGCCTACTCCTATAAGAGATTCAAGGAACACTGAGAACTCTGCCTCTGGCACCTTGTTTGCTGAACAGATGATGAAAGAGGATCATAGGAATAAGCTTAAAGATGCACTATTAGAAGCTGGAAAGCCTGATGCTGTATACACAGATCCTAAGTATACTGCTATGGATCGCTATGATGGAGTGGACAAGCCAGATGTAGCTAGGTCTGAATTTGCTGCATATGAAGAAGCTCAAAGTAGAAACATAAGGAGTTTGAATGATGCATCTAAATCCTTAAGTAACTTCCAGTCTGCTGTAGGTAAATCTATAGCAGTGTTAGGAGAGATTAGCAGTATTGCACTTAGTGGCACTGAGACAGGTATGGAAGAAATCAGACTCAGAAGTGAGGAAGGTTTCGAAAGTGCTGGCCATGCTAGGGGTACAAGGATAGCTCTCATGGCTGGTGGACTTAGTGACACAGGTGCAACAAAGGTTATGTCCAGAGCTGGCACCCTAGTTAAAGGCTTTGACAATAAAACTGAAGCAGCTAGGCTGTTTACAGAAATGCACGTAGCTAAGGGTAACGCAGAAGATTCAATAAGGAATAAAGTTAACATACCTGATATTGATGTTCTAAAGTCATTTTCCCAACAAGAGATGCTTAAGTACCAAACTGGGGAGTTATCTAAATTAGACCCACAAGATAGAGCCTATGCAGCTGAATACCTATTTGGTAATAAAGAACTTGCAACATACGAAGAAGTAGAAGGCAAGAGTGTATTAGATGTTGACAAGTACATAGATCCTGATGGTACTCGTGCTCAATACAAGGGAGTTGTAAAGGGTGAGCTATTTAAGCAGAGGGCTACAGAAGAGCTAGGATCTGTCAATGAAGAGACAGGTTTTGCATCCGTAATGGGAAAGACAATATCTAATACTGCCACTACAATAGGGGGAGGGGTAGTAGGAGCTATAGCCACTGCTGCTGCAATTAAGGCTCTAAAGAGCAAGTTCTTCCCATCTACTGGTAACTTAGTAGAATCTTCTAGCGCTAATACTGACTCCACTAGGAGTTCCTTACAGAAAGCTAAAGATGCTATCCTGAACAACAAAGGCAAGATAGGCGCTGCTGCGGTAACTGGATTAGCAGTGTATGGAATCAGGGAGATGCTAGATGTAGAGGAAGGAAGCACTTTAGATACTATGCTAAACATAGGAGAAGGAGCTGCTAAGGGTTCTATATTTGGTCCAGTCGGTGCCATAGGTGGAGCTGCTGATGCTACGTTAAAAGAAATGGTTGATACTAGCGGGGTGGCAACTCCTGGCCACTTCTGGAGTGGAAACAACCAAGGAGCTGCTGCTATGTTTAAGTCCGCACAAGAAGCGGATGAAGTAGTTGTACCTAGTAGTGATATACAGTACGTAGGAGATTCTATAGCAAAGGCAGGCAGTGAAAAGGCAGGCTATGTAGTAAATAATAATATCGAAGTCAATACTAATGTTGACAAAGAAGGAATCAACTCAGAGGTCCTTGAGAACGGAGATGAACTCTTCAGAGATATTACAAAATGGAAGAGTGGGAGGTAGTATGGAAAAGAAATTTGGACAGCATGTTACCCTCAAAGTTGTCGATGCAAGTGGTGAGGAAGTCTTTAAGACTTCCGAGCTTAGGGTAGATTTTGATATTAGACACTTAGATGGGTTTGGCAGAGGTACTATAGTTATATATAACCTTAGTCGTGCAACAATAGAAAGCCTAGCCGATGGAGAGAATTACGCATCTATCACTACTAGGCTTCATGATGGCCCAAGTTATGTACTGGCAGATGAGTACTTTATTAGTAACATACTAGAGGAGAAGAAAGTACCTAACAGTATTACTACCCTCTATTGCTTTGACAAACTTAGAAAGACAGTACTGGAAAGGCAAATAGATGTAAAAGTATACAAGCCCACACTTAAAAAGGTCCTAAAGGAAATTTGTGATGCTGGTATGTTTCTTGGTTCTGTAAAGTTTCAGAACTTTCCTGAGGGACTAACTGACCAAAGGACAGGACGTAGGTATTCTAATCATGCTGGAACTTTACAGGAGTGTATTAGCTCATTGCAAAAGACACACAAGTTTAGTATGTACACAAACGAAGGAGACTTGCATATGGTGTACTCTCCTGACTTAGATGAAGTTAAGCATACTGACTTACCTGATAAAGATCCAGACATAGTAATCAACATAATAAACATGAGGGCCAATCCAAAGATAGGTCCAGGATCACTTAATATAACTAGCAACTTAGATCCAAGGATTAAAGGAGGATCTATACTAGATATTGCAAAGCTATTTGAATTAAACATAATAGGCACTAACTTGCAAGAGACGTCTCTGAGGGTATCCCCTGACCAACTAAACAATCAATTAGGGTTTTCTAAATATCAAGTAACTGATGCTATACATAAAGGATCCAACTACACTAGTGAGTGGAGGACTGTAGTAACAGCAACTTCACCCACAAGAGGAAATAAGATGCCAATATTAAGCTGGCAAGGAGGTAAATAATATGGCAGTACTAACGCCTGCACGTATTGAGTACTTTATAGGTGACGTAGAGCAATCAATAAGATTTCATGCAATAATCTCAGAGTCACACCAAGCTTCATCTGAGATTACAAAGTATCCTGTTCAACTAGGATTTCTTGTAAGTAATCATGCTATACGTAGGAACAGAGTAGTCACAATAGAAGCTGTCATATCTAACAAACTGTTAAAGGGAGGTGCAACAGCCTACCAATATTCTCTTAGTAGTAATACTAAGTCTGTATTTACTATGATAGAAGATCTAATTAACAACAAAAGAAAAGCTACAGTCACGACTAACCTTGGGACATACTACCCAGTAATCTTTAATAGTTTTAAGACTAAACAAGAAGCTGGTATGGTTGACTCAATGAGGCTGACCATATCTGGTGAGGAGTTAATAGTAGCAGAGGATGTAAATAGTACAGCACCTGTGCCTGTTACTTGGGTTCTACTAACTCCAGCAGAATCAGTAGCTAGGGAGATTGCACTTAACAGAGCAGGGTTTCCTACTAAGGTTGGTGCAATATTTGAAGAAGCGGTAGTATACTTAGGATCTAATTTCTCTATTGAAAGCTCAGATGATCTAGGTATATCAAGTATAGCCACCTACATAAACACAGGATGGGATGCAATTACCAATGCCTACTCATATGTAGTTAATACATCTGACACAGGTATGTTCCAAGACATTAAGGATACTGTTGCGAACGTAGTAGCTCAGAGCACTGGCTTTGACATAACTGCTGGACTCGAACAAGTAGGAGATTGCTTGATTAGTGGAGGAGCAGACATACTAGAAGAGTCAACCCTTGACACTATCAACACAGCTATGGGCGACCTAACAAGATCTATCTACGGTGCTAAGTACCGCATCATGCACATGGTAGATGATGAGGTTGGGCAGCAGCTACTAGGTATGGCCTCGGGTTGTGTAGTGCGGGGAGTGACTGGGTATGAAGATCAATTCCAATGGAAGCCAGGAGAGTCTTTACCTTCAGCAGAAGATATACTCGGCGCAGCTAGGAGGATAGGGGATAGCATACTTGAGCCTACTAATAATAGCACGGGAGCAGTAAGTTCTCCTGCTACGCTCACTAGGGTTTCCTATACAGTTAAGGATAATTTACTATGAATCTTGATGAAATGTATATAAGCCTTCCTGGGCGTATCGTGGAGTACTTCCCTGAAGATCAGACAGCTACTATACAAATATGTGTAGAGAGGCTGTCAAGTTCTACTGACGAGTCAAATGGAAAAGTAAAAAGGAATGCACTTGTCGATGTACCTGTACATACTCCCTCAGGTGGTGGGTGGTCTGTGACTATGCCTATTACTACAGGGAATACTTGTATGCTATTCTTTAGTCAGCAGGGCTATGACCACTGGCTTTTTGATGATAAGGATGAAGCAGGACTATTTAAGAGCAAGCCTATGACTTGGTTGAGCAGGAAGTTTGACATGCAAGACTGCTATGCAATAGTTGGACTAAACACACTACCTAGGGCTGTGAAGAATTATTCTGCCACACACTCCCAGTGGAGAGACTTAGAAGGCACTCAGGTAATCAGCTTAAACTTAGACGAGACTATTACTATTGATAGTGTAAGTGAAGTAACTATCACCGCACCCATAGTTAATATATTATCTAGTACTGAGATTAACCTAACTACGCCTACCATAAATTGCTCTGGAGACCTAAATGTTTCTGGCTCTATTGAGTCAGTTGGTGACATAACCGCAGATGGTGTGTCTATGCTAACTCATGTTCATAGACATATTGGGGATGGAGTTGATGGGGAGGTTGCACATTGAGTACTCACTTAGCATTAGGTAAAAACACCAACGACTTAATATTCAGCAGTACTGGAGTTGAAAGGGTAGATAAAGGCAGGTTCGTAGTACAGCAGGTAGCTTCCAAGCTAAGGGTATGGTTTGGAGAGTGGTCATTAGACCCCTCTATAGGCTGGGTAAACGAAACCTACTTTGAAAAGAACTTTGACCTGTTCGAAATAGAAGATAGAGCTAGAAAGATAGTGCTTGCTACTGATGGAGTACTATCAATAACCAGTATTGAGTCTACCTATAAAGACAGGAAGCTCGACATTAGTATTATTGCGACAACTAACTATGGAGAGATTTCATTAACCGTACCTTGGGAAGATAAGTAATGGCAGGATTAACTAACGAGGGCTTTACTGCCCTTACGCATAACGAGATAAGGGATAGGATACAGGCTAAGTTCTTGGTAAATAATCCTGACTTTGATGTATCCCCTGAGTCTCCTGATGGACAAAACATAGAGATATTTAGCTTTGAGTTAGCTATGGCTTGGGCACAACTAAGTCAAGTATATAGCAGCTTTGATGTAACTAGTGCAGCTGGATCGGGCCTTGAAAACCTAGGCCACGTATCAGGTATAGTATACCAGAAAGCAAATAGATCTTATGCAACTGTAAACCTACAAGGTGTTGCAGACACAATCATACCAGCTGGATCCCAAGTGTCAGATGAAGATGGGAATATATTTCAGACAGTATATGATTCTGTAGTACCTAACACAGCTCAAGTATACTCAGTACTAGCTGGACCAACACCAGTCACAATAGGGACCCTAGTAAATATAGAGACTCCTGTAAATGGCTGGACTGGCATACTACAAGACGTAGAAGGTATCATGGGTGTGCTACCAGAGACTCAGCAGCAATTTAGGAATAGAAGAACTAGTGTTGTAATGTCACCATCACTATCTGTGGGGGATGCACTTACTGCTAAGATTGTCGAGTTAGGAATATCTCAAGTCGACATAGTTATTAATGACACTGATGCACAATTACTAGATGGGACACCCTCTGGGTACATCCACATCACTGTAGCAGAGTCCCTAATTTTAGATGTAGACATTGCTAGACAGATAATGAAGTACAAAGGTATGGGCGTACCAACTTATGGTAGTACTAGAGTAGATGTAGTTGACTCGAAAGGAGTATCACAAGTTATATTCTTTACTAAGGCAGCAGCAGTTGATATAGGGCTAGCACTAGATGTTACCTTCCTATCCAGCGATGTTGCAGGGGCTGAAGTATCAATTAGGGAAGCACTAATAACCTATACCAATGACTTACTAGCGGGTGAAGATCTGGTGTGGTCTAGACTGTTTGGAATAATAACTCCTTATGGAAAAGCTCAGATCAACTCTTTGTCAATAGGTAAGGTTGGAGATACACTTACTTCATCAAATGTACCAATAGAAGAAAGAGAGTTTGCAAGGATAGATACAGCAGGCATTACAATAACTGTGACAGATCCCTAAGGAGGATATATGTCAATATTTTTGGCTAAAGACTTAGATTCTGTAGTTAGTAAGACTAAGGGCACAGATGTATTTAATAAGATGCTCCTCTCTCAATATACAAACAGTCCTAATATAAATACGTATGCATCATTCTTCTTGGGTGAGTTTGATTTTCTATTTGAGCAGATAGAGAAAGTCTACTTAGGTAGATTCCTAGAGTACGCAACAGGCACACAGCTAACTGTACTAGGAGATTTAATTGGCATTAACAGAGAGTTAAGTCTCGACCCTATTAACTTTGGATTCATAGAAGATCTTGGAGCTGGCTTATTTGGTACATCAAGCGACTCTAATCTTGGAGACATATGGGCGTCAACAAGTCCTACTAAGGATTTGATACAGTTAGATGATGAAGTATTTAAAAGAGCTGTACGAGCTAAGGCAATGTGTAATGGAACTAAGACTCAAGATGTAGAGTTTATGTATGAAGTTATATACACAATATTAGGAGTAGAACCAGAAGCTATTAGCCTTAAAGCTGAGTTGGAAGTACCAGAAACAATCTTCTTTGGCTTTGACGAGAGTGAAGACTCAGACTCCTTTGGCTCGGTTAGTGATAAGTGTGCTGGAGCAGCTTGGTGTTCTCTATCTCCTACTTTAGAGTATGTAGTAGGCAATGCACATAGGATTACTTTATGGGTACCTTTGAATACCAACAACGTATCCCTTAATTTAATCAAAGCACTGAAACCCTACTTTATACCTGCTGGATACCAGCTAGTAATAAAGTTCATTCCACCTATAGCTGAGCAAGTACCAGTTGTACTTACACCTGAACCAGAAGAGGAAGCAGTAGAACTTCTCTATGGCATTATTGCTAGTGTACTTGGAGTAAGGCCAGTAGAGGCTGCGTTCGATATTCTAGTTGAATATGATAACACAATCTTCTTTGGCTTTGATGGCAGTGAAGACTCAGACACGTTTGGTACTACTGGGGATGATGATGTTGGTAATGTATGGAACTCTGTTACAGGATCAATAAGACAAGTACTAGAAGAAAAGTTTGCAATATCACTGTACGTACCTACGGATATAGATCAACTATCCTTAGCTGTACTTGAATCCCTTAAGCCTCACTTCGAAGCTTTTGGTCATGAATTAGAAATAATATTTGTATAAGGAGCCAGACATGGCAGCATTAAAATTTCCCTTCTGGGGAACGGACTCAACTCCACTAGTAAATGGGGACGCTAATAAAGAAGACCCTGGAGTTGTAAAACAAGTACAAGGCTGGGTAATAGAAAAGCCTAAAGTAGGCTACATGAACTGGTGGCAGAACCTAGTAGGACACTACGTAACAGCCAACAATGAAATTAAAGAAAAGTCTAGCCTATACATAGCTAGTGCAGGAGAGCATGTACTCTTAGACAATACCAGCTCTAGTGTGTTTGGGTTCTTGCCAGCTGATCCAGTTGATGGACAGTGGGTAGATTTTGGTGGCAAGGTAGCTTACACAAACTATGGTGTGAACATCAATGGTAATGGTAAGGATATTATGGTAGTAGGAACTACAAGTATTCAATTAGATATTGATAACCAGATGTTTAGGTTTCATTTTAGAGCTACGGATAATATGTGGATGATTAGTCAAAGTAACTTAGTAGGAGCAGTATAAATGACAGTACGTTCAGCAAGTGAGTTCTTTATATCAAGAGAGCAAGAACTAGATGTAATAGGGCAGCCACAAGTGGTATCCCCTACCAATGGTGCAACTATAGGAACAACAACACCTACACTAACGGCATCTGAATACAAGCACCTATATAGTCCATCGTCTGGTGGGGTGCATGCAGCTTCCGAGTTTAGAGTGTCTACTGATGCAGATATGTCTAATATAGTAGCTACCTCTGGCATACTTGGGGCAGTAGAAAGTTGGGTATCTGATGTAGTTGGTGTAGGAGACGAATACTTTTGGGATGCTAGGTATAGAGATACTGATGGTCTTTGGTCAGCTAGGTCATTACCAAGCAGCATGACGCTGCCAAGCATATCTATCGAGACCCCTATAGCCGTATCCCCAACAGACTTAAATACCCAAGTTGGGGACACTGTAGAGTTAACATCAAGTTCATTTGCACTTGTAGCAGGAGGAGTACCAGACCACATAGCTTCTCAGTGGCAGATAGCTGAAGACGAAAACTTTACAGGTACTATTACTGTTGATAGTGGAGAAGATGGAGTTAACCTAACTTCTTTTAACTATGCAGGATTGGGCCTCAACCTAGTAACCTATTACTGGAGAGTAAGATATAAGGATGCAGCCTTTGGTTGGTCTAACTTCTCAGAGGTATTTTCATTTACTACTGTAACAGAAGTAGTACAAACTCCTACTAGTACTTCACCTGCTAATGGATCTATAGATGTAATAGAAGAAGTGACACTATCTGCCGATGCGTACACTCCAATAGGCAGCTCACAAACTCACATAGCAAGTCAGTGGCAAGCAGGTAACTCTGATTTCACAGTGGTCTACTTTGATAGTGGGGAAGATAATGTAAACCTAACCAGTATTGAAGCTACTGGCTATCCTGAGGGAGAGGTATTAGTATACTGGAGGGTTAGGTACAAAGGTTCTGTTACAGGATTTAGTGCTTGGTCCCCTACTAAGACATTCACATCTATACTTACGTATACAAAAGTAGGCAAGCCTGTTAACGCCACACCAGTTGATGGTACTACAGGAGTAGAGACCAAGCAGACATTAGTGGCTAGTGCATTTAATCCCATTGGTGATGCTCAAACACATATAGCTAGTCAATGGCAAGTAGGCAATGATGCTAACATGACTGTTGTGCATTTTGATAGCGGGAATGATGTAAACAACTTAACCAACATATCAGCTACTGGCTACCCAGCACTATTAACTACTTCTTACTGGAGAGTTAGGTACCAAGGATCAATAACTGGATTTGGTGATTGGTCAAATGCTATTAGCTTTTCTACGGTTAACGTGTTTACTGAGACTAGTACTCCAACCAACACTTCACCAAGCGATGCAGCTTCAGACTTAGGGGCTGAAACCGTACTTACAAGTAGTGCTTTTGCTGGTGTGGGAAGTGCGCAATCTCATGTGTCAAGCAAGTGGCAAGTAAGTACAGATGTTGGATTTTCTAGTATAGTAATTGATAGTGGGGATTCTGCTCCAAACTTAACTAGCTTCACAACTACAGGACTGCTTGCAAATACCACCTACTACTGGAGAGTTAGTCACAAAGGAAATCTTGCAGGAGATAGTGATTGGTCTGCTGCTACTTCATTTAGTACCTTAGTAGTCTTTAGTGGAGAGGCTGTGTTCACAACTGCTGGGTCCTACACATGGATAGTACCTGCTGGAGTTACATCAGTATCAGTAGTGACAGTTGGTGGCGGAGGATCTAGCAATGGATCAGCCAGAACTGGTGGAGGGGGAGGAGGACTATCTTACGAAAACTCCATATCTGTTGCCTCTGGAGATAATATACCAATAGTTGTAGGGGCTGGAGGCACTAACAATGGCAATGGAGGTACATCCAGCTTTTCAGGTGTAGTCTCGTCTGGTGGTGGTGCCAGTGGCGGCGATGGCGGAACTACTTTCTCAACTCCATACACAGGTGGTGGCAATGGAGGCAATGGAGGTGGCTTTGTAGGTGGAGGCGGAGGTGCTGGTGGATATACTGGTGCTGGTGGTGCTGGTGGTACTAACGGAAATGTTGGCAGTGGCTCTACTGGTGGTGGTGGAGGTGGTGGCCAAGGTGTTCAATCTTCTGGTGGTTCTGGTGGTGGCGGTGGTGTTGGATTATTTGGTGGCCCCATTACTACTACAACTGGAGGAAATAGCGGTAGTACTTCTGCTGGTGGCGGTGGAGAAGGAGGAATGGGCGGCGGAACTGATGGAGAAGACAACCACGGTTCTGGTGTTGCTGGCCTTGGAGGAAAAGGAGGAACCTATGGAGGCGGTGGTGGGTACTATGGAGTACAGTACAATTCTGTAGATGGAGGAGGAGGTGCTGTTAGAATTATCTGGGGTGCTTCTAGGTACTTCCCAGCTAACGGAGCCTAACATCAAACTATGCCTGCTATACTAATAGCAGGTAACTATACCTATAAAGTTAACTACGGAGAATAAGATGCAGTTTATTATTGAGATAGAAGGCGGCGCGGCAAAAGGCCTGCCTATGCTACTATCTAATGCAAGGCAGACAATAGAAGAAATAAGAAGGTTGGACAAAATATCCTTAGAGTCAGATGATATTGCAGAGTTTGGCTATGGAGTATTTGTCCACACCATACCAGAAGTAAATAGGGATACCACTAAACAGTATGTTGAAGTGCCTGCCACCAATCAAGATCTGGCAGGCAATTGGCTACAGAAGTGGGTATTAAATGATATCTTATTTGCCAGTGAGTCGCTAAGGAACTATGAAGAGTTGGCAACTAAGACCCTACACAGAGAACTTATACTTAGGAGTCTAAAGGAAAAGTTTAATGTTGTATCACTACGCCCAAGAGTAGATACTTCCCTTGGATTTGCAGTAGATGGCAGTCATGCTGACCTTCTTAACTTTCAAGTGGGACATGACTTAGGTGTTCTTACAGTTAGAGATGCTGATAATATTAGCCACGAGGTAGAGCTATCAGACTATGCTGGGATTATCCTTAGCATTAAGCAGAAAGGACTTAGCCTTATATCTCAAAACTGGGACTTTAAGGATCTTATAAACTCTGTGGATTTAGATCTAGATACTGCTAAGGCAGAGCTAGATAGCATAGATATAGAGTTTGTATAAGTAGGAGGCAGCATGAAAAAGGTATTACTAGTACTAGTAATGCCCCTACTTCTGGTGGGGTGCATCAAGAGTGTGGCGCTAAGTGATGGCTACCAAATAGGTGATGGAGTTTCTACAGCATCGGAGAAAGCAGAACAATACTGTAGCACTACTAGTCCAATTACTAAGGCATTACTAGTCGCTTCTATGAGGGTATTCGTACCTAACTGGAAGCCTGTGTGCACTATAAAGGATGGAATTGATGCAGTATTACAAGAGCCGTAGAACCTACATACTAGAGACTGAGGAGTGTTTCCAAACAGTATTCAGGCCTAAAGATATCATAGTAACTATGTTCATAACTATGTATCCTGATGGCAGGGTTATTATAAGAAAGGGATATTCTTGGGATGGGGTTAGCGGCCCTGTCAGGGATAGGCCAGGAAACCTTATGGCTAGCTTATTGCACGATGCTTTGTATCAACTCATGAGAGAGGGCTTGGTGCCTAGTAAGTTATGGGCTGTAGCTGATGGCGAGTACTTTAAGCAACTTAAGAAGCAAGGCTATTGGACCATACTAGTGATTATACATATGGTTGGCTTGAGGTATGCTGGCGGTAAGTACGCTCAGGAAGGGTCTGTAGGTAAGGTAGTCTTTACTGTGTAAGTGATTAACTCGTTTACGCATAATTAGTAGCGTATTAGTAGCGTATTAGTAGCGTATTACGGCTTTTAAGGCTGTCTACACACCACTGTTTCGACTTAATACAATGGCCGCACTACGGCTTAAAACGTCCTAATTTAGGGCTAATAATAGCTGTAGTGCGACTTTATTGCTCTATTCTGTGTATTTGAACAATCTGAGTATATAGAATAGAGTGATCAAATAATGATCAAATAATGATCAATATATACTTACAAAATCTAAGTAGTAAATAAAATATTATATGCTAGACCCTACTAAGATCCTATCACTGCCTTGCTTGGTTCAGTGGATGGGGACGCTAGGTAGGTAGTGAGTAGGCTTGGTAGGTAGTGGGTAGGCTTGGTAGGCTTGGTATGGGTTCAAAATAATATTATATATGGTATGTGCTTGCGGGGCTTGGGTGGTGTGTGTGTATAAGGAGTCTCTAAAGTCTTTTTGTATTCTATTGTGTGTGCTCATGTGAGTATGCAATTGCTTGACCTAACTAACTTACTAAAGGTAACTACTATGTCTATTAACTCTATGATTAACAATGCACTAACTAACGCAACTAATGCAACTAACGCAACTATAACTACTTCAAAGGTATCGCCAGCTATGAACTCACTCCAAACACTGATCGCCAACACACAAGCTAAAGCAAAGGCTACTCAAGCTAACGTAGTAGTACAAAGTGTTGAGAACAAGACTAAGAAGATCCCGCAAAGCGTGAAGGTTGCAAGGATAACTCAGCAGCTATATCGTAAGTCTCAGCACAAGCTTACTGAAATACAAGCTCTTATCTTAGCAACATCATTCATAGTTAATGAGGCAACTCTTACTAAGTCTCGTCCACAAGTATGGATTCGTAACATGAACAATAGCATCAATGGTGCAATACTTACAGCAACAAAGAAAACTGCGCTAGGTGATGAAGTAACAACAGTTGAAGAAATGGAGATTGATAACTGGTTTGAGTGCTTAGTCACAACAGACTTAATAACACGAGAAGGACTTGAAGGTAAGTATCTTGCAATGCTTAACGAAGATCAGCCAAAAGCATATGCAAGACCTGCAACAGAAGGAATCAACAAGCAGAATAGACGTAAGCGTGTTGTTAAGAATGGTGCTAAGCTGAGTAAGCTATCACAACGTACACTTAACTTCCTACAGCTTAATGAGCGCACTATCTGCATACCAACGCTAGAGCTTGCCAAGTTAGTATTCGCTGGCCAGAAGGTAGTGGTTGAGCAGTTCGTAATCAGTGGTGCCCAGCATCAGGTAGATCTAGGTAACGTGCCTAGTGTTAACGAGTACTTCTTCGATACCCGCTTCCGTATATACCAAGGTGATGCTCATGGTGGTAACGTGCAGGCTTCAGACATGGCTAGAGCAATGGTTAGTCCATATGGTGTAACGCTTGACTATGATACAGACAAGGCATTGTTAGTACTGATAGCTGAAGCAAAGGATATGATTAAGGGCTGTACAGTAGACCAAGCATTAGCTCAGTTGGCTAAGCTAGGGGATGTTGAATTTATCAAGGCGTGCATAGATGATAATACTAAAGAGTCTAAGAAGATTAAGAAGCCTTGGGCATTTCATAAGATCGCTAACTTAATCAATCGCCTACGTAATGGTGAGCAGCCTTACTTGGATATTACAGTAGGCTTGGATGCCAAGTGCTCAGGACCACAGCTAGGTGGCTTGATGGTTGGTGATGAAGATATAATAGCATCTTGTGGATTTAGTGAATCAGTAGTTGATGATGCTTATATGGCATGTGTTGCGAACCTAAAAGCAGCTGGGTTTACATTTCCTGCATCTGGAGCAAGAGAGCTTATTAAGACTCCATACATGGGTATATTCTATGGTCAAAGCTGGATGGCATTTGCAGACGAGAGTTTATACATAGCTGATCCAAGTAAGAAGGATATGGATATAGCGCTACTTCCAGTCATACTTAGCTATGATAACAACCTAGAAGAGGCTGCTAAGGTGTTCCACAAGGTAGTTGAGGGTAGCTTTGGTAGTAAGATGATTGCACTAAGAAATGCTATCAACGGACCTACATGTGCTCATTGGCACTTCGAACAGCAAGGTGAAGATTATGTACGTGTTATGGATACTGATAAGCCTACTTCATACTTCCTACCTGATGGACAATTAGTAGCTACATCTTATAAGGTAAAGAATACAATCCTTGGTACTGCGACTCTGGCACAAGCCGATGCACCTAATGTATCACTAACAGTAAGAGGTGAGACATTCAAGTTTGATAAGCTAACATTCAAGACAGATGAAGAAGCTTTGTATGATTACTCACGTACAGGCTTTGTTAACTTCATCCAGAGCATGGATGGCTTGCTAGCTAGGCTGATTATCACTAAGCTAGAACGTCTTGGCGCTACCCACTGTGATTCTGTACATGACTGTTTCAGAGTATCAGTGCCTGACATGATCAGTGGTAAGCTACACAATGCTATCAAGTTCGCTTATAATAGCTTGTTTGGTTCACAATACAATAACACAACAGCTGAGCTACCAATGGGCAGTGATGCCTTAGTAATGTACTTTGAAGGCGTTAATAGAGCTACTAAGAAAGAGATGAAGCGCAGTGACAAGCTGATTAATAAGAAGCATGGACAGTTTGAGTATGATGTTATGTCTAAGTCATTCCTACGTAACCTATACTTAGAAGGTGTTGATATGCCTACACTGATTGGTGATATACAGAATGAGTTGGAAGGAACAGGCAACACTTACTTCTTCGCTAAGTAATACTAAATAGCCTGACACCTAGCCTTCCTAGAGGGCTAGTTAGCTAGTGGTGCATGCTTAGTAGCCCTACAATATTGCGGAAGATAAAGACCTAAGGAGTACCATAAGTCTGGGGCGTCCCGGCATCTATGTAGACTTTACAGTCTTCTAGTTCGCTGCGCTCACCCAGTCAAAAGACCTAAAACAAAGGTCAAGGTCAAGACAAAGTTCAAGAGACTAAGTTCACAGTACTATAGGTAGTCCCTGTCTTGACTGACATTACTGACCTAAGTACTATTATGGTTCTATAGGTGCTCCATACTATAGGCTAGTAATAAGGGCGTCACAGTCTGCTGAAGTACCCACCTGCATCATTTGTGTGTAGGTAGCAAATGACTAGTGCCATACCAATCTTACTAGCTAGATAGATCTTGGTAGTAACTATTATGGTTCTATAGGTGCTCCATACTATAGGCTTGCTCAATCGGCGCTCCTGCCTGCTTAAGTACCCGCTATGTTCTTTGTGACATAGATAGCAGTAGATAGTGTATTAGCCGCTCTTGGTAAGTCTTGATAGATCTTGGTAGCAACTAGGTAGATCTTGGTAGTAGCTGGCTAAGTGATTGGCTAAGTAATTGGCTAAGTGATAGCTAGTTGAGTAAGAAGCTGGTTAGTTGATGGCTAGTTGATTACTAGTTGAGTAAGAAGCTGGTTAGTTGATGGCTAGTTGAGTAAGGTCTTGGTAGTTGTGATGGCGACTTGTTAGGGTTGGTAGAGCTTGGTGGGTTCAAAGCACCCAAGCCCTAAACAGCTCTCCCAAGCCTAATCACCTATTAATTAGTCCTATCCAACTATCAGCCTAGTACTAATTAAGCTTGTTAGTCCCTAGTTAGTATCCAGTGATAAGACCTATCTAGTTACTGATAAGATCTTACTAGGTAATACTGGGGCTGTTTAGGTCCTACTTAGTGTCTAGAAAGATGGTCTAGTTAGGGTCTATAAGCCCAGCCTGTCCTCTTTATGGTTTTATAGGTAGTCTAGTTAGTGGTGTATTGAGCAAGCCTTGATGTATAGGGTTTGATAGATACAGTACTTAACAACTAGTTAGTACTCTATATACCAAGCCAGATGTTATAGTTAGAATGTATAGCTATAACCAGATGTACCCACCAGTGTTCCAACACCACATGATGCTGGCATGTTCAAGTGGCTAAGGCTAATAACCTGTCCGATCCCCTATGTAAAGGGCGTCACATCAGGGAGTGGTACGTAAACCCACCCCGCTACGTGTACAAATATGTCCTAGCACTCTAGGATCACTCAGTAAGAATATTTATGGTTCTATAGGATACCCATTCAAAACCTATAACTTAACTACTATTGGCGACTTTGCCTAACTATTATTAATTCTAAAGGAATACTATTATGTCTATTTTATCTAAGTTATCTAACCTTCGTTCTGCTTCTGATGTTGTTGCTCAAGTACCTATGACTGATACTGAAGTTGCCCAGTGTAAAGCTGCCCTAAAGCGTGATGCTCGTGGTCCTTCTGTGATGGTTAACAAATGGGATCGTAATGTGCCTTATCGTGTGTCTACTATCCTTGACGATAATTTTACTAACCATGGCTCGTTCAAGTCTGCTGACGTGGCTGCTGCTGTTGGTACAATTGCTTCAATGTCTGTGTTTGGCGAGAAAGCTATCCGTGGATTGTTTGATGAATCCCTAGTAGAGAATGACGAGTCGTTCCAAGCTTGGTTACTTGACCCACGTAATGCTGCGGTATTGGCACGTGTGAATGCTGGCACTTGCTTGATCGAAACTGCACCTAGTGTAGAAGCACCTGCTGATGATGGGCCTGTGTTTTAAATAGCAGCATTATCGATAGTCCTATTAGTTAGGGCTATCTAGTAAATCTACTTAGCTAATAAGGAGTTATTATGAGTTTACTACTGTACGTGTAGCATGGCAAGAAACCGAAAGGTCTAAATAGACAACATACTAGGGTCTAGCTATTAAGGTAGCTCACCCACCCGTGGAACTATACACGCTAAACTAGTAGTGCTATCCAGCGCACTTAGAGATTAACTGGACAGATGGATTGTGAGATCCTGTACGAGTAAGTATATCATTAGTCTTCTTATGAGGACTAATCAGTATATTAACTTAATGTTTAACTGTTATCTTAACTTAGCTAACAAAGGGGTTCATAGCATGAAAAAGGAACAATTTAGAGTCGTTATAGCTGGTGGTCGTAAGTTCTCGGACTTCGAGCTACTAACCAAAACCCTAGACAGTCTACTACGTATTAAGAAAGATACTCACACAATAGTAATAGTATCTGGAAAAGCTACTGGTGCTGACAAGCTAGGTGAGCAGTATGCCAAGCTATGTGGGTATGATGTAGATTGCTATCCTGCTGATTGGAAAAACCTTGATGTTAAGCCTTGCCTGATTCGTGAGAATATATACGGTAAGTACAATGCATTAGCTGGTAACAACCGTAACGAGCTGATGGCTAAGAACTCAGATGCTACTGTAGCGTTCTGGGATGGTGTATCAACTGGTACTAAGGACATGATTGAGCTGACTAAGAAGTATGATAGTTTGCTAAGTGTTGTTAAGTATATGACATAAAGGAGCTACCATGCTAATAACAAGAACGTGCCCATTTACAGGTGATCAAATAGCTAAGAACATTGCAGTTACTGAGTTGCAACTAAGAACTTGGAAGTCTGGTGTTCGTATTCAAATTGCTATGTCTAACTTGACTCCTGACGAGAGGGAGTTTATCAAGACTGGAATTACAAGTGAGGTTTGGGATAGAATCTTTACTTTTAATAGTCCTGACTAAGTAATCCCTGACTAAGTACCTAATTAACTGGAGTAAGAGCCATGAGAATATTACCTATACAAAAGCTAGAAATTATCAATAAAATTCAGAAAGCTATGCAAAGCCCTACCAACTCAGCAAGTGGTGGTTTCAGTACAAAAGATAACTGGAGAGCTAGGAGCAATGCCAAGCCAGTAGTAAGGACTCGTAGCAAGCATCCAGAAGGAGCATATACTTATTATGTATAATTTTATTAAGTACACAGTACTTGGGTTTGCTTTAGGGTACTTCTATATATATTATGGGGCGGTATCAGCTGGCGTATTTTTAGTCACATTGCAGGTATTATCGAATATGGAGGATGCCCACACAGCTAATAGCATAAATCATAAGGAGCTACTAAATGCTATCAAAAATTCTAAATCTGGAGAGTAGAAATTATTATGGCTAAGTTCATGGTAGAGGTCGATGTACCTAGTACAGTAGGAAAAGGCACACATTCAGTAAGATATATTACTGAATGTGAAGTGTTTAATTTATTTGAGATTGCTTTAAGAGAAAGTAAGGATTCATTGTTCTCTAAGGCTAGTATATTGGAGGTACACCCAGAACCATTTTAATCTAACCAGCCTAAGGAGAATCGCATGGCTTTGTATGAAGATCAACAATCAGCTAGTGATAAATTCTTTGACTGGCTAGAGAATGACAAATCACTGGTAGCAGGCCTATGGGCTAGTGGTGGCTTTGGTAAGAGTCACATGTGTAAGCACCTAATTATACTTATGCAGCAGCTTGGCATTAACCTAGCTGTCACCTCCATGACCCATCAAGCTGTAGAAGTCCTTAGTGGCTTGACTGGCTTAGAAGTCCGAACTCTGCACTCTACGATGGGCTGGATACCTAAGTATGACACCAAGACAGGTGAAGAGTACTTGAAGGTCCCTAGTGAGACTAAATGCCCTTTGATAAAAAGTGGTGTTAGTTTCTTACTAGTAGATGAGGCTGGCCTAATGGCTACTGAGCAAGTTGCACTTCTAACTGCTAGGGCTAAGGTAGCTGGTGTTCGCTTACTATTTGTAGGTGATCATAAGCAGTGCTTCCCAGTTGAAAGAACTAAAGTTGCAAACCATATCCCAGCTTACGATGCTACTGATTGCTATCTAGACCTATCTACTCCTAAACGAGTGGACGAGCACGATATGATATATAAGTTATGCACTAGCTACAGACGTACTGTGGATGGTGCTAGACAGCCAAACCTATTTACTATTCTTAACACTGATGGCTCAGGCAAGGGTGTACGAGTAGTAGATGATATCGAGGAAGCAGCTTACAAAGCATTCAATAAAGCTATTGAAATGAAGGAAGATGTTCGTAAGATTAAAGTACTAGCCTTCACTAACAAGCGTGTGATCTCCCTTAATAAGAAAATTAGAAAGAATGTATTTGGCATTAAAGATAATCGTCCCTATGTAGGCGAAGAAGTTCAAGCCAATACTACTATCTCTGACTCACTGGGCGAAGAGATCTTAATCAGAAATAACCAGCTCTTAACAGTAACTAGTATTGAAGATGATACACAGTTTGGGATAGTTGGTTGGTGGCTAGGATTAAATGATGCTATTAATGACAGTCCAGTATCTGAGCCTGTATTTGTAGCATCTAGATGGGAGCAAGTGGATGCTAAGCGAAAGGCTCTAGTAGCTCAAGCTGGCAAGCATAAGAAAGCAGGACAGGCTAACCAAGCCCGTGACTGTTGGCTTCAGTACTTCAAGTTGAAAGAGTTCTTTGCAGATATACGTAATACTTATGCAGTAACAATTAACAAGTGTCAGGGATCTACATTGAAGCATGCTCTGATTGATATGGATAACATAGGTACCTGTAGAAGCAGTGAGCAAGCAGCTAGAATGGCTTACACTGGAGTATCAAGAGCCACTTGCTACGTGACTATTGAAGGTGAATTGGAAGTTAAGGATTGGAGGAAGAGGGCGTGAATATGAACTCTGCGCAGATAAAGGCAATGCTTGAGCAAACCACTAGGATGGCCAAGCGGAAAGGTAAGTTCTATAACTACATTATGAGGTTCAGGAACAAGCATAATGCCAAAAGGTTAAATCCTATTACGATAGAGGATTTAATTAGAGATGCTGGACAAGCTAGGTATATAGTTGGAGTAAGCAAGCATGTTAGAGATAAGGTCATGCGAGCTGTGGAATGTGCTGTACTAAATAACTTTATGATGAAGATTCCAGAAGGACTAGACTGTGACCTAGGAGGTATAGGTAGGCCTTTAAAGTATGAACTTTGTCCAGAGCCTGCTCATGGATTTGATTTTAACCAACAATTATTCAAAGAGAGAAATATAATGACAACTAAAACAGATAAGCAAACAGTAACATTTGTAGAAGCCCTTCGTACCCAGCATGCTAAGTTAGAGATACAAGCAACTAAGCAGAAAGAGCTACAAAATACTGCTATGGAATCAATAGAAAAAGCAGAGATTAAAGTATCCGCGGCTTTGGAAGTACTTAATGCTGCAAGGCTTAAGAGTACTGCTTGCTCAACTAAGATCAAGAGCTTGAAGGGCGAGCAGCATAAAGTCATAGATACACTAGACAAACTGCATCGTACTATTTAACTAGTAAAGAGAGAACTATTATGAATGGAAAAAGAGCAAGACTACTACGTGGCCTAATGGGTGTTGAGTGCAACCAAGATACAACTAAATACTCAGCAGTACCTCACACAGTACGTAGTAGGCCTGTAAAAATACCTAGCACTAATGCAGATGGTACAATGACTGAGAAGATCGTTGCATATGTAAATACAGCAACTTTAAAGGGTGATTATCGACCTCGTGCTTTGTACCAAATGATGAAGAAGGCTGCAGTCATAAAAGGAGCTAAGCACTAAGTAGCTCCCTAAAGAATTCCGTAAGGGATAGTGTAGGTTGCACTCTAACTAACTTACCCGACTATTGGAATAGGGCAAGGGTAATAAGTCCTCAACAGTACCTGTGATGTTGTTAAATATACATTGGTGACAGGGTGGTGGCCGTATTTGGGAAACCTATACACACTAGACACTAATATGTCTATAACATGCGCATTGGAGGTGATGAGTTCGTTTCTTGGCAGCTGGGAAGACAGCAAAGTCTAGATGACTATAAAAGCTTAGGGTGTGCTTCACTAGAATTAAAGAGCTGACTGCTAGGAAAGACTAGCAACCTAGGTAGTACACAAGTCCACATTTAGTGGAGCAAATAGAGCAACTAAGCTCAACAATCTATATAGAGAGAAATTTAATATGTCTAACAAAATTCAAGCAATCTTTGGCCAATTCGCTGTTGAACTAGCTGCTGGTCCTGTACTGTATAAGACTGAAGCTGAAGCACAAGCTGCTTTATCTGAGTTCGAAAATGGTGCTGAGATGCGTGACCTTGCTGCAGACTTCTGTGCACACAAAGCTTCTGTCGGCAATGAGAAGTCTGCTAAGTCTTACCAAGACAAAGCTGCTGTTGGTAAGTCCAACGTAATTATCGACTTCCTATCTTGGGTAGACGCTGGAAAGCCTGGCCCTGTAGAGTCAACTGATGTCGAAATGGATGATGGAAAAGATACTGGCGAGTACTAACCAGTACTAAGTAACATTAAGTAGAAATACTAAGTAACATACATAAGAGGGACGCTAGATTGACTAGCGTCCCTTTTAATTGTGGGCATCTATTGTAGGTTATCCATGATGTGATTACTGTAGTGTAATTTCAACGTAAGTCTGTACTTTGACATGTAGATAAGTTAACTACCGCTCAAATAAGTTGAGTCACGTTCAAATTATACTGACTATACAACTAACTAATACTAACTAATACTGCTAAGGATATACTATGTTTACTCAAAGATATGCTATGAATGGAGAGCAAATAGATTCTCTAATATTACCTGAAGTACTAGAGTCCTTAGTATCATCAGAAAGAACAATAGATATGTACTACGCCCACGAGGATAACTTCAAAGGCTTATGTGGAGTTGATATGGATACTGGACTAGTAGAGATACAGCTCAGTAAAGATAAGAAAGCTACTATGAAGATTGGTAAGTACCTTCGTAAGATTGGTAGGTCAGAAGATGTGTGTAGGGAGTACAGTGCTGAGCTGAATGCTGCTATAGAGATCATAAAAGGTACTGAGTTAAGCTTTACCACATGTGGAAGTGAGGCTGTTAAGGTGTATGAGAATGGACCTGACTCTTGTATGTCAAAATGTAAAGGTGTAGCTATCTATGATGGAAATGATACTGCTGTAGCCTACGTAAAACTTAATGACAGAATAATTGCTAGATCTGTAGTAGTTATTAATAAAGACCTTGGACTGAGGTACATAGAAATATATGGAAACTCAGAAATGATGCAACCACTACTAGATAGAGCTGGTTTTGTAAAGGGAGATTTAGATGGTTGTACCTTTCCAAAGCTAGAGGATGATAGGGGTATATTGTTTCCTTACTTTGACTGTGGTACTTATGTTGATATATATGATTATTATCTAAAGGCTGATTCGAGTGGAGAGCTTGACTCGCAAATTACTGGTGGCTACATAGAATCCGCAATATGTGATAGGTGTGGTGATAATATAGTCAATGAATATGAGGCAAGGTACTGTGAGCACACTAACATGAATCTGTGTGAACATTGTTACGACGAAGATCATGTGTGCATAGATGGAGAATATTACCATAAAGAAAGTGATGACATTTGCCCAGTTGATGGTGAGTACATGTTTAAGTCTGATTGTATCTACATAGAAACTAGAGAGGAATGGATGCATAATGATGATGTAGCATATAGCGAGTACACGCAAGAGTATATTGCTTGTGAAGATTCAGTTGATGCACTAACAAGGGTACATGATGCCGAAGGAGAGCCTTGCCATAGAGATGATTGCACTAAGTATGAAGGGGTATGGGTACATGATGATATACTATATGAGTACGAAGAAAGCTTAGACCAACAATCTGAGTTGTCTGAATAGGAGAACTAAATGTTTTTAGAACTAGTAATAGCAGCCAATATTGGCTACGGACAACCAATAGATAGTGTACAAGCTAGCTGTATTGCTAGTGCTATCTACCATGAAGCTAGAGATCAGCCACTACTAGGGCAGGCTGCTGTAGCGCAAGTTATATTAAATAGGATGGAGCCGAGGGGCAGGACTGCTTGTGGAGTTGTAAAGCAATATAAACAGTTTAGTTTTACACTGTCCCCTTACTCTGAGAGGCTGGCATATTTTAAAGCAGCTAGCAGTATTGACAACAAAGCTAAGCATGTAGCAGTTCAGATTGCTTTGCAGAGCCTAACCGGTACTTTCAATGGTGTTGTTAATGGTGCCATGCACTACTATAACCCAGCTAAGGCTAACCCAGCTTGGAAGAGTGATTTCAACAAACAACTAACTATAGGGGATCACCTATATGTTTATAAATAAAGGGTAGGAAATGAGAATGATAGAGCATAAATTTGAACTTGAACAACCTATACTAAAGCACTTTTGCGTGGAAGAGTTTATAGATAAAAAGACCTTTAGCATACGTGGTGATAACTCTATTCACATAATGGATAGAAGACTAGTGATGTTTGCTGACTGGCTACGAGAGAAGACTGGCTCTGGTCTTACTATAAATGACTGGCTATGGAATGGCAGTTACAACTGGTCTGGCCTGCGTACTGGGGCCAGTGGATATAGTAACTACTCAATGCACATGACAGGTAATGCTTTAGATATCAAGTCTAAGACACACACACCAAGAGAGCTACAGAAGCTAGTGGAGGACAACTGGGAAGAGTGCAAGGAGTATACTGGACTTATTGGTATTCGCATTGAACATACTTCCATGACGCCTACTTGGTTCCATGTAGACTCATTCCAATTTAATGGTGAGATCTACGTATTCTATCCATAATGACTCTGAAGGAGTATGGTATGTTTGATGAAGCAACAGTAATTTCAGTGTTGTCAATAGTGGTACTTTGTGTGGTGTTGGCAGCAGGAATTTGGGCAACAAGAAGGAGGTAAGTACAGTGGACAAGAACGATCAGAAAAATGAGCTTATAGATGTAGCAATCAAATGGGTAGAGAAGAAGGACATTAACTACCTAGCTAAAGAAGGGCTGCTAGTATACTACACAAGCTTGACAGGAAGGAAGTATGATCTGCGTTGGCACAAGCTATCTCTTACTGAAGCTGTACGCATTATTACGGCCACTCAAATGTCAGCTGACTCTGCATCAACCCTTAAGCCAGAACACCTAATAATGGCCTGTCAAGAGCTGTCACGGGTATATGAGCATGGCGTATCCAGCCGATATCCAGTGACAGATGAAGTATTCAATTACTTGGCTAGGGCCGATATAGATTTGAGTGCTCAGGCTATGTCATTGTTAGCCAGAGAGCTATTGTCTGAGGGGTACATGGCATTTAAAATCAATGACCTGATTGAGATATACCGAGGATTAAATGAGCGCCTAGACCTCGGTACTGGCTCTGGTGCAATCAATGATTTAATTTGGGCACACTTCCCTCCTCTTGGATATGAGGTACGTATACAGCAGTATCGAGTAGTTATAAATAGTAAGAAGGTAGGTGTGGTTATGATGCCAGGAAGAAAGCCTAAACATGTTATAGATATCAGTGATGAAATGAAGTTATCTATTATCCGTAAGTTATTTAGTCAATTAAGATAGGAGCCTAAAATGGGCATATGTGTTGAAAAGCTACCATGCCCTGACTGTGGTAGTTCAGATAGCTTACAAGTATTTTACGATGATGTTAAAGATACACACTACTCATTATGCTTTGGGCAGTGTGGACTAGCACCAAAGGGTAATCCCTATAAAGATGGAGAAGCACCACAAGTACAAAAGAAATCACAGGAGCAGATTGATGAAGATATCAGGGAAGTACAAGAATGTAAGATATTTAATCCTAAGAAGAAGCCGTGGCGTGGCATGCCAGGAAGTACGTTCAAGTCATGGGGAGTCAGGTTACTGCTTTCAGAGTATGATGGGACAACTCCCTACGCTATAGGTTTTCCTATGTCTGATGAAGGTGACTTGGTAGGCTGGAAAGCTGTAGTACTCAAAAGTAAAAACTTCTTTGCCATAGGTGCAACTAGAGATTGTGATCCATTTGGCTTTGAAAGGGCCATGAAGATAGGTGGCAGGACTCTATACATTACTGAAGGAGAGTATGATGCAATCGCATTAGACTATTGCTTAGTTAAGAGTCAGGAAGGGACAGAGTATGGCAAGAAGATGTACCCTGTAGTAAGCCTCACATCAGGTGGTGGAAGCATCACTAAGAACCTGAAGAAAATCAGACGTAGAATAAAGAATAAGTTTAAAGAAGTTGTCTTAGTACTGGATGATGATACAGTTGGAAAGTTAGCAGAGAAACAAGCAAGGGAAGTAATGCCTGACATTCTTGTAGTCGATAAGCCGAGAGGATGCAAAGATGCTAACGATGCTGTAGAAGCAGGACTTCATATGGAGATGGGCCAAGCTGCTAGATGGGAAGCTCATAAGCTACCAATTGAGGGTGTGGTCAGAGTAAGTACAATACTATCTAGAGGGCTACAAAAGCCTGTGATGGGTTTATCTTATCCTAGTGAGACATTGACAGAAATGACTTATGGACAGCGCTTTGGGGAAGCAGTATGTTTAGGTGCAGGAGTAGGCCTAGGTAAGACTGTAACCGCTCATTGGTTTGCTAGTCATAACATGATACACCACAATGAGCCTTGCTTTAAGATATTATTAGAGGAGCAGAACGACTACACACTACGAGCTATATGTGCTCAGATAGATGGAGTGCCTTACAACAATCCTAAAGCTGAGTATGAGCAAGAACAACTGATAGCAACAGCAGAAGGATTACAAAACAAGCTATACCTATGGGAGTCAGACGAAGATCAA